ATTTTACCTCCTAAAACAAATATTCCTTATCTCTGACCACATATATAGTATAGCATACAAGTATGTACTTGTAAAGTGTTTTTTTAGGAAAATAAAAAAAGCCCTGTATAAACAGAGCTACCATAAATTAATATCAAAATGTATATTAACCTCAAAGCCATATATATTATAGCACATAAAAACAAAGACCGTACAAAATTATACGGTCTAATATACGAAAAATAGTTGAATGATTTGTGTTAATTTATGCTACTTCAATTAATGGGCCACAATTTACCCAAATTCCACCGATTTTTGCAAGATTCTTTTGCACATTGACTTCATCAACACGAATTCTAGTTACATAGACAACGGCATTTGTTGTATGCAATACGTTATCGTTATATCCATCAGAATTACGCACCTTATCAACTAAGCGAATTGGAAACCAACCGCCTAATGGTTCAAGGTATGCGCATAAATCGTTATTGATTCGTTTCAAACCTTGATTACCAATCTTCATTTGAACTGATGTTACGTAGCTTCCTGCGTGTAAGATTTGGTCGATTGCTTCTACAGGTTGTGGAATGCTTGGTCTAACTGCTCCTGTATTTGCGAAGCATTTAGGTCTGAATGCAGTATCAAAGGTTGCATAATAAGGCAATTTAATCAAATTGAATCCCCCACCTTTTCCACCTTGGTTTTGGCCCAAAAACCATCCTTGCTTTCCGTCAATATCAGAATCAAAAATAGCAATATGACTGTATGGTGTCCATCCTGCTACTTCTTTAAAGACTGCGATATCTCCGGGTTGCATGATTGAGACCTCATTACAATAGTTTAAGATACCATTTGTTTTTCGATTGTTCCAAATGTCCTTAACAAATTTACTTGTTGTGCAATGAATAGCTTGATAGCCTAAATCAATCATGTACTTTGCGAATCCGTCCCAACACTGCGGTCCATAGTATCCATCAATGTCGAATGCTTTGCCTAATACGGCTTTTTTGAAATTTTGATAATTTATTAAAAAAATCCTCCTTTATGCACTAATTATAGCACATAAAAGAGGTTTTTATTACTGATATACTGAGAACATTTCTCTTAATTTATCTCTGACCATTTCTCTTTCTTCTTGAAAGTCGCTAGATGTTTTCATTTCTTCTAAGATTCCATACATAGCGCTAAGAAAAGCTTCTAATTCACGAATAGAATTTCGTTTATCGATTTCATTGTTATCTTTTCGATATTCTTTTTTCGCTTCTATATATTTTCTGAAATGGCTATTCATCAATGCGATATTGTCATCAATTTCTGTTCCTTCAATATTTGTATCATTTGTTCTTAATGCATTTATAGCCGTTCTTCCATCATCCATAGCTAGTATTGTATCAATGTCTTTGATATTGTCTAAAGCTTGGCTCATGACTTTAAAATCTAAATCATTGTATCCTTTTTCTAGTCCTCTCATTGCTTCGGTTAAGAGGTCTAGATTCCTTTTTCTAACCTCTTGCATGATACACCTACGCTAATTTCTTAATGATGATATTTGCATTCTGAACAGATAAATCTAAGCCACTGTTATTTCCTAGCGTGATTGTATAAGAAGCTCCACAAGGTACTTGAATCAATGTTGCGCCACTTACATTTCCATATGCGCTTGCAGTAGCTACATTATATAGAGATTCTGTTCCTCCTACTGCTTCTCCATTCTGTTCTAATTCTAAAGAAGCAACTCCTACCGTTGCACTTGTAATATCTGCCGTATATTCTACTTCATAGATTCCTTGTTTCGTCAATGTAAATAATCCACTTCCTACATCATGAGCAAGCCAACCTTTACAAGCACATTGACAAGATTTCGTCCTTACTCTGTCCGTTGGAAATAATACATTTTGTCCGTTTGCTACTGTTTGTACTGCCGTTGCTATACTATTAATCATTTTCTTTTCCTCCTATATAAAATAAATGGGTAGCCTTTCGACTACCCTATAATCCAAAGGCTATTGCCTAATCTCTTTCGAGCTAGATTTGGTTACATCCACAACCTGTCATATTATATGCATAATAAGGTGAGCAAGTAAGATATGCAGGTTTTGGCGTTGGTTGCAATGTGTTAATGATATTAGCAGATTGTGCCTGTTGGCTTAATTGGAAGTTTGCAGTTAATAAATCTCTATCTCTGTCTGCTAATTTATCACGCAATTCTTGCATTGTGTTAGCATTGATTAATGCTCTTGTTGCCTCACCTTCTGAGTGGATTGCAGTGGTAATATCACACGTGTTTTTGAAACTTTGTGTGTTTACACCATCAATCGCTCTTTGTGTTGCACAACAACATTCTTGATTCTGTTGTCCTAGATTCTGCAAACCTAATTGAGTTGTGTATCTACTCTCTAAAATGTCTCTTGAATTTTGGAAACCTTGGCTAGATACATTCTGATTTGTGTTGAACAAATCACGTTTAATAAATTCTTGATTCATTAATTCATCATTCTGTAAGTTGCCATTGTTACCCCAATTTCCACCAAAAAGTAAGAATAAAAGGATAATCCAAATCCAATATCCTCCACCAAATTCATTGTTGTTTCTGTCTGCTAAATCGTACATTGGTTGAATACCATTCATGCTTTCCATTTATATTTCCTCCTTTCAACGCAATTAGCGTTTTAGCCCATATTGACTAGCCACATTTTCAAATTGTTGCTTCTGTTGTGGCGTTAAATTCCCCATCATATTACTTAGCAATACTTGGGGATTCTGCCCACTCTGCATTAATTGTTGTAATTGATTAAATGCTTGTGGGTTTCTTTGTTGCAACATACCCATCAACATTTGTTGAGGGCTCATCATATTCATTAAAGGATTCACGCTTTAAGCTCCTTTCTAGGCGTTTCTTTCTCTGCTCTTGTATTTATATTACTTCCGCCTTTTAGACCTAATATCATAGCTTCTAGCTTATCTAAGCGTTGTTCTATGCCATCTTTCTTCGGTTCTGTTTCTTCTTGGAATCTGTATTTTTTGAAACTGCCGTCTAAAGACTTCATGTAGAATACAGAATCATTTCTATCTAGCATAATACTAGGCAAACCATTCACCATCATATTCCTTGCTTCTTGCTCATTATTTACCCACTTACCATTAAAATCATTCAATGCCATGTTAGGCGTGATTTGGTTGTTAATGTTAATAGGTGGAATATTTGCCATCTGTTGAATTGTCTGTAATTGCGATTCAATCATCTGCTTTTGATTCATTAAATTGTTAATTCTGTCATTGATTGGATTATACATTTCGCTCACCTCTTTACACCTTTAATTATATTCATGAGCAATTTCAATTTGTTTCCACATTAATATCAAATAAATGTCAAAAAAAAGAGGTCTTTCAACCTCTTAATTCTCGTCTAGATACGTTTCTTTTTCACTGTTTTTTCTTGGTGGTAGGATTGCGCTATACTTTTCTACTTCATCATACTTGTTCTTAATCCTTTTAATAATTCTATTAACACTAGAAACACTCATATTCAATTTATCGGCTTGTTATCTAACTGTCCATCCGTATATTCTTGTTCTTAGAATCATTTCTTCATCTTTAGTTAATAAAGCTAGATTAATAAACTCTTCTAAAATAATCTTATTCCAAGGTACTTGATTCGTCATTGTCTTCGTTAACGATTTTATCCGCTACTTCCAAACCTTTAGTTAATACACTAGGCACGCTATATCCACATTGTACAAGATTCTCAATAATGCTACGCACTTCATTAATACATAAAGAAGCCAATACAAACCAACCTAATAATGTGGTTACATGGAAATCAATCCCTAGCATTTTTCCAATCTCAACCAAGAATGCACTGAATGTGAACGCAACTACAATCATAATCCAATAGCCTAGCTTTTTAAGGACTCCAATCCATCCTTTATTGCTATTGATTTTGTGATTAATCGCCGACTTCATACATCCTGTTATATAATCTACTACATTCATAAATAAGAAGAATGCAAATAAATACCAATGTTCACCTAATACGTATGTTAATACGGCAACGGCTACACCACCAATTGCATTCATCTTGTCTAGAAAATACATACTTCTTGTTATTTGTTTAAATCCTCCATTTTTCTTTTCTATTAAATTCACTCCTTACATGATTTTTAAATTATCAACCTCTAATTCTAAGGTTCTATATCCACTTTTAATGACTTCAAATATATTTCTAATTCTCGCAGTCATTACTAGTCCAATATCTGCTACTATAACATCAACTTTATCACCTAAATCAAAATCAACTTTGTATTCGTATGAATCCGTATTCAATCCGAAATTCACATTTTCTTGAATTTGACAATCTGCTAGTTTTTCAATTCCTTTCTGAATAAGTACCTTTTTATATTCATCAAGTGTCACATCGTCCCCCATACGCTCAGAACGTGCGTCTACGAACAATTTTTTAATTCTTTCATTCTTATCTATTCTAGCGTCATATTCTACATAAATACGCTCTTCTGACTGTCCTTCACCACAAATAATCGCATAGTTCTTGTATTTACTAGAATCAATCATAACGTCCGGTTCTTCAATGTTTCCAAACTCTGTAGAGAATGTAACAAAGTTGTTTCCATCTGCATTGTTCTGAGTCAAATCACGACCTCGATACAACACGAATGTGAACGTACTTGACACATAGTCATATTCTATGCGGAAAGACAATTCTAACGGATATAACAACTCATAAAGCTTCTCGTCAAGGTTTGCTCCTGTTTCTTGAAAATCTACTCTATCGGTAATGGATTCATCATATCTATATTCCATTTTCCATGAGCAATACTTGTCTAATAGCTTTTTTACTACATCAACAATCTTTCCACTGCTTGAGAACGTAGGATAAATACAATCATCTGCTAGAATCTTTTCAAAGAAAGAGCCTTTTAGCAACATTTGTTTTGTGTTGTTTGAAACTGAATAATGCGGTATTTCTACGATTCCTAACTCTTTATCCTCAGTAGAATAGATATATTTAATATCGTTTGAGTACTGACCTATATCAATATAAATCTCGAAATCTCCTGTTTCATAATATCGCCGATTCCACTGCACGTTATAAGGTGCTAGATGTGTAACGATATTGAAATCTTTATCTAATCCAAAGTAAGACATACTATAAACCTAAATACCTTTCATTGTAATAAACCGTACAAGCTAGGTTCGTATCTCCATTGTCTGCCGTATATCCTATGATATTTTCACCTAACTGAATCGTCATATCATTGAATGATGATGTTCTATCAACTTTTCCGATACAATTCACACCATTCTTTTTAATCGAAATAGGTTCTGAAACTAAATCAATTTCTAACACATCACCATTGTGTAGTGTATCTAATACACGAATATATTTATCTTTATTGAATAGTTTCGGATTTGTTACCTCTCCAAATGCTTCAATAACGGCTCTACAGTATGTTTCTGTATCACCTTGATTATCAATATAGATTTCTCTAGCGAATGTAAATGTTCCAAAGTTTACGCCTGTTTCCGGTATTTCAAAATTGAACGCTAAACCTTCACCAATTTCTGCGATATTCCTTGCGAAATCATCAAATGAAAGCAATAAAGGTTGTGTACATAGAATTGTAAAGTTAAACTCTAAATCTTTGTAAATGTTAACAGTAGGCAAGCTATACGCATATAAACGACCTCTGCAATATTTCTTTTCTCCCATGTACTCAACTATCACATCAAATACATGAGAATATTGGAAGAAGCGCCGTAGCTTCTCCCTTTCTTCTCTTTTTTCTTCTAGTGAACCTTTAAAGGTAGCTTTCACGCTTCTTTCTTTCGTTGGAATACGTGAACCGATTAATCTAGCACCATTTCCGAATGCATTGTCTTGAGTTGTGTATGAAGGTGCTACATAATCAAATCCATCTAATCCGTCACTAGATGGTATTCTCCATCTTTTGTTGTCGATTTCAAATTCTTTGCCATCATCCCTACGGACAATAACTCTTACTTTATTGATATCTATTGAACAACACCTCCATATCCATATCTTGCTTGCATTCGCAACATTCTAGCGATTTCATCCGGACTTTGAGCTTTATTGTAGAAGTTGATGGTCTGCCCATTGTTATTTGTCGTTACACTTGGCATAATTTGAGCCATATCTTTAGCTACGGCACGAATCCATGCTTTATTTTTTTCTAAAGGTACGACTGCTTCTGCCCCATTACCTTCTAATAAACCGATTTGGCCACGCTTCAATACACCACCACGCTCTAGCCTAGGGATTCTTCCAATGTGAACTCCGGGAATCTTGTTGATGATACTTATTGCACCGTTAATGCCACCGATAACACCATTTACCATTCCTTTTACACTAGAGACTAATGAACCTACTGCTCCTTCAATTCCACCGAATACACCACCTACAAACCCTTTTAAACCGCTCCATGCATTCTGTATTCCTTGTAGAACATTTGAAATTTTATTTCCTACATTGTCCATTACGCCTTGAACTTTAGACCAAATACCATTGAATACATCAGAAACCGTAGATTTGATATTATTGAAATATTTATTGATATTATCAATAACACCTTTAACTTTGTCTCCAACTCTGTTCATTGTATCTTGAATCTTACTCCAAATATTGTTTATGATGTCCGAAACTATCTTAAATAAATTGCTTACGAATCCAATAATCGCAGTAACTACTTCGCTAACTTTGCTCCAAATATTCTGAGCAACCGTTAATATTACAGACCAAATATTCGCTACAATTGTAGCTACAATTTGAACAATAGGCATGATAAAGCCTAGTATTGTTGCAATTGCAGTTCCGACATACGTCACAACCATAGTTATAAATGAAATGATTCCACTTACCACACTTCCAACTACTTGAAGAATAGATGTTATTACAGGAATCATACCGATAACTGTTTGAATAATCTTCTTAATGATTGCTAGAATCGGTGGTCCTACAACGCTAAGAATCTTTTGAGCTTGGTTAACAACATTTTGAATTGCGTTACCAATTTTACCTAAGATTTCTTTTGCGATAGGTTCAAGCGCAACTTTCATTTCATCAATAGCTTTTCTAACTTCATCAAACGCAGGAGCTAACACTTCGGAAACTTGATTTGTTAATTCTGTAATTCCACTTGTATCAATCTTACTTAATACGCTTGAAATTACATCACCAACTTTAGCAAATCCTTGTTGAATGCCTTGAATTGCTACTGTAATTAATCCTACAATGCCTGCAAGAATAGGGGTAATAAGTTCGCCTATTGGAGTAAATGAATCAAGAAATGCGCGTCCTAAGCCACTTAAAGCGTTCTTTAAGCCACCATTTGCGATATCTTTAACTTTATCCATTGCCCCTTCTACGTCTTTATATTTATTCCCTACTGTCGTTAAGGACTGAATGAATCCGGCGTTGAAATCTTCTCCCATTGTGCCGAAAGCCGTTGCAGATTTATTCAACTTTTCTTGTTCATTTGTAGTCTTTGAAATATCTTCTACAATCGCATTCACAACATCTTTTTGAGTTGCTCTTCCTTCTTGCCATGCCTTAAATACATCTTGTGTTTTGGTATCAAAACTATCTAAAGCTCCTTCAATAGTTCCATCAACTAACCTTGTGGTAACTTCGTTGATTGCGTCATTAACTTTATCAAGGTTATAAGCTCCACCATCTAATCCATTCTGCATTAATTGGAAATATTCATCTGCCGAATATCCTGCTTGTGCAAATTTACCGGAGTATTCTGAAATGTTGTCGCCTAACTCATCTGATTTGTTTAAACCATTCTGAGCACCTGTAGCCATAAGGTCGAAAGCTTCTTGAGAAGTGATTCCGAATTGCTTCATTAATTGTTGAGCACCTCTAAGAGTTTCATTCTCATCCATATCGAATGTATCTCTTAAAGTTAATAAATCCTCGGTCACGTTCTTTAGGTCAACATCACTTATGCCTTGCATTTGTTGCTTGACTCTGCCCATCATATCGGCAACATCTGAAACATCTTCACCGAAATTGTTTGACCAAACATCACGAGCAATGTTTTTAAATTTGCTCATTTCATTGCTTGAAGCACCTGTTTGAGCTTGAAATTTAGCCATAGCGTCATCTAATTCAGTAGCTTGATTTACACCTGTCTTAATTGCTAATTCCATTCCACCGATAGCTCCTGCTACGGCAGTAACACCAACAACACCTCCTGCGCCTAATCCTGTTAGGGTTTCAGTGATTGCAGTAGCTTCCGGACTAATATTCTGAATCTTTCCTAATAGTCCATCAAATCCACCTTGAATTGATTCTAAGGCACTGTTTCCTACTTGTTTAAATACATCAAATTTAGAACCTGTTTCTTGCGTTTCTGTTTGTGTATTCTTTTGCTCTTCGTTTAAATCTTTAAGTTTATCTTTAATCTTTGGTGGTGCTTTTGAACCATCAGAACCTAGCTTGTCGATTGCTTTTGAAGTTTCTTTGATAGCATTTGTAGCTCCACTTGTGACTTCATGAACGGATTTCAGTCCATTCTCTAGACCACTTGTATCAATCTTTGTATCAAACTTTAATGTTCCGTCTGATATTCAATTTGCCACCTCCTTTTCTAAACATCAAAATATGAATCAAATTCATCTTTCATTTCTTGTTCCTCTATTGTTAACTCGATTTGGAAAGACCACGCTTCTTTTGCTCTTTGATATGCTTTATCTTGTGTATCATTTTTTGAAGGCTTTTCATATCCTCTAACACTCTTTGCATATCCCCACAATGTAGAATCACCAACAATATTATTCGCTAATGCTAAGAACTTATGCCAATGCATATCACATTCCGTTAAATCAATGCCGTAAAGTTGCATAAAAGCCGAATATATATATTCACCATCTTGTACATAGTCTAATGTTTTAGTACCTGTAGAATCACTTCTAGGCGTGCTAGAAGGATTATATAGGAATCGTTCTAACTCTTTTAAAATATGCTTGTCTATGATAGGTGGTTCATCTGCGAATAAATAAGAACAATCTACTTCATCAACAACATGATTGTTGAATCGTTCTAATTCTTCATAGAATCTTATCCACAATCGAAAGTCTGTATTTAATAAAATAGGCTCGCCATCTAGCGATTGTATGCTATTTGGCAAGCCTTTTATGCGTAAATCAATCATTTCTTCGCCGAAATGCTAGAAACAGTTTTGCTTGCGTCAAGAAATTGCTTCATTCCATTTGTTCCGAATGTTGTTTTTAATTTCTTTTCTAACTGTTCAACCGTTTTCTTTGAATATTCATCATCAATCAAATTGACAATATACAATACTTCCATCAAATCAACTTGTTCAAAGTCTGCACTTCCTAACATGCTTTCAATTTGTTCATCTGTTAATACTGTTTTTAAATAGTCGAATTTTGCTCGATATGCTTCTTCATGCGTTGCGTGAAATGCGTTACAAGCGTCCTCTGCTTTTAATACTTCAATTGTTTTAGGTGGGATTTCATACTGTTTCCCTTCATACGTGATTCTATTCATGATTTACCTCTTCTTTCTTTATACTTCTGATGTGCCTTCTGTAAATGTTACTGCTCCATCTGCTACCCTTGCAGTACCGACACGAATGTCGCTTGCAAAGTTAATGTTGAAGTTGATTTTTGAATCAACACCACTTAATGTGTCGAAAATTAATTTAGCGTCAACTTCCCACGCTTTATAGCCTTTAGTTTTGTCTCCGTCAAACATAAATACAAGTAAAGCTTTTGTATTTACTTCTTCGTTGTTTGGTACGGATTTCATCATTTGTTCGTAAATGTATTCAAAATCATCTTCACCTTTAATCATTGTTAAATCTTGCGAAATCTGAGGTGAATAACTCTTTAATGATTCTGTTGGGTTCTTATCTGCGATAAAGTCATACGTTTCAGTTTCACTATTGAATGAAATATCTAAAGTTGTAGACTTTTTAATTCGCTTGTAACCTTCTCCCATTTGTAAGAACAATCCAATCATATACTTCTTGACTGTCTGTCCTGTAGTTACTTCAGTTCCTTGAGTTGCTATTAATTAAGCTCCTTTCTGTATTTAATTTGAATAGTCAATGCATATACTGCTTGATTATCCTCATTTGTGTATAGATATAAACCACTTGAAACGGAAACATCATCACAATGTCTGTTTCCGTCTAGTTGTGGTAATTCTCCGCTTAAATTCTTTTCATCAATCCAATTTTCTAATTCTTCTAGAAAAACATTATTGTCTTGTCTTTCTGATTCAATCTGTGTATTCCTACGAGTTAGAAACGTGTAGTATTCTGTACACATTTGAGAGCCATCAATGTATGTATCTACAATTGCATTAGGTTCTTTGTACAATGCATAAGAGATAGCTTGTTGCGCTAGAACATCCGTTTCAATACGTTCATCTATCTGTATATTTCCATAGCAATATAGCCATTGAATCAACGCTTTTGATACTGTCATTCACTACCTCCTATCATCTGTTGTGCTTTCTTTAAGATTGTTTCTGCTCCACCATTTCGCATAGCTTTTTTAAACCAATGGTCTGTTTTACCTCCAACGAAATGAGCATTCTCTTTGTTGTAATACCAACGCCGAGCATATGGAGCACTTGGTCCACCTTGCTTTACTAATCCACTACCGATTTGTGTTAATCGTGTAGCCGAGTTAATCAATGCTCCTGTGTCTCTAGGCGTATAGGGTGTCATAAGCCTAATGACTTCGGAATCAATCATTTGTTGAACTCGTCCACGTTCTTCAAGTCCTCTTGATTGTTTAATTTGGGGAATTGATTCAACATCAAGTTTGACTTTTATTCCTATTGGCCAACAACCTCCCAATGCTTCAACATATCAACATTCGTACAATCTGTTACGCTTTGAATCGTTGTCCATTTGTATTTCTTTTTAGCTTCGTTTATTGCTTTAATTGTGGATAAATCTTCTTCGACTTCTCCATAGAATACGAAATCTGTTTTATCTGTATTTAATGTGAAGTGCTTTTGCTTCTCATCATTTGAAAGTTTCGCATATGCGTAAGGTTCAACATATCCCTCACGATATAGAATTGTAATATTTGTGGATGTGGCTATGCTAAGAATATTACCGTTTGCAGTTCTAACAGTTGATTGTCTCCACATACATTTATCAAGTATAGAAGCTTGAAACTTATCTTCTCTTGTCAATGTATCGTAGTAGTGATTAACAAGCGTGATTGAATCTTCAAAGAAACCTGTCATAATGCAATCCATCTTTCTTTCATTAAATCTGTATCGCCTAACCAAAAGGCTATGATATCCTCAAGCATGTTCCTTTTATCCGAGTGTGTAGTGTTTGTAAAGCTTTTGGAATATCCACCATTTGAGATACTTGATACACCATCAATCGAATCTTGAAAGATTACATTGTTTAATACATCACAGATACAATCTTTTAAAGTACCTTCGTTCTGTTCATTAATAGAATCAACATTAACATACTTCAATACCATTGCTTCTGCTTTGTAAGAATACTGATTGAATTGATTTTCATCAAATTTAGGAAAATGGGAATTGTAATATTCCCAATCTAAAATATTGTTCATTTTACAACCCCCTTTTTTTGCTATTTTTTCTTTTTATCTTGAGGTTTAGCTTCCTCTTTTTCTTCTGTGGGTTCTTCTTCGTCATTTGAAAGTTTCACATATGCGTAAGGTTCAACCTTTTTATCGATAGAAGGATAACCCCATCCGATTTCCACTGCCATTACTTCGCACTAGCAGATAAGTAAATACCTGCTACCTTATTTTGGTATACATCGACGATTCCATATTTACGATATTTTAGTACATCTGAATCTGATTCAATGTTATTGCTTGCCGGAATTACATTTGAAACGGTGTGTTTATCCCATTTCATAACGGCAGGTTTGTGAACAATCAAGAAGTTGATTACGTGTCCATCCTCCGCTTTTTCGTATCCGCCCTCTAACTCTGTGTCTTTTCCACTCAACAATTTGATTTTTGTGTAAAAACGACTAGCGGGTACAGGAACAACCTTTGCAAATCCTTGTAAAGCTTCACGAGATTTGTAAGTGTCCAACGCCTTAACGCTATTTAATAATGTTGGTGTTGAATACAAGATACGTTGTTCGCTAGGAACTTCATCCTCATCCATTTTAGTGATAGCCGTTAATAATGCGCTCAAGAACTCTTCTGCACCTGTATAATCTTCTGAAACCTTTGTGATTCCTGTTGTTCCGGCAATTTTGGCGAATGTGTAAGCGTCTGCTTCCGGTGCTACCTTTGTTCGCATTAATTCTGCTCCTGCCATGCCAAATGCAATGTTCATTGATTCTGCGTTATCTTGTGTATCGACTGAGATTTTAGTACCTCGGTCATAGTCGAATGTAGCAGTTTTCCATTCTAACTTAACTGAGTTACCTGTATAACCACTGTTTCTATCGTAGTTTCCTAAACCTTTAACAGATATTTGTGGATAGATGATTTCTTTTGCATTTGCTCCTGCTCGTACCATTGTAGCGTCTGCATTTAAATCACCTGTAACTGAAGCTAACTTATATACCTCATCCAAATTTGAGACATACGTTTTAGCTAATGCAATTTCATTTGGTATTAATTAAATCCTCCTTATTTCTTTTCTGTAGTTAAGCCCATTGCCTGTCGTAACAATAAATCTTCGGCGTTTGGGTTATCTCCTTGCCCACTGCTTCCAACAATATTACCTTTAACACTAGGCTCATTTTGTTTTTCTTCAAACAAGATTGGCTTATTCTCTTTCAAAGTTTTGAAAGCTTTGTCAATATCATTTGTTTGGTCTTTTGAATTTAGTAAATCATCATAGTTGAATTGTGATTTTGCTAATTCGAAATCTTTACATCCGTATTCTTTAGCTTTTGCGCTTAATACAGAATCAAGATTCATTTTGCTAATCTGAGTTTCGTATGTAGTCTTTTGAGTATCAATATCATTCGTCAATGTATTGATTTTATTTCTCAATTCTTCTACATCAACTCCATCATAGCTTTTCTTGAAATCATCAAACTTTGTTTGAATATCCTTTGCGTTGTTCTCTGCTAAAGATAGCTTTTCTTTTTGCTTGTCAAACTCCGCAATCGTCTTGTAGTTGTCATTTACTAGCTTTGTAATTGATTCCTCTTGCTCTTTAGTTAATTCAATGTTTGATTCTTTTAAAATTTCAATAATGTTTTTCATGTGCCCTCCTAAAGTTATTTATAAACCGAATCTTCTCCGGTATGGCTTTGGCTAACTATATTTTAGCTTGAATAATAGCTCACATTGTGAGCGTTTTTAGCCGATTCTAAGCCTGTCGTTGTGAACTCTGTCTCCCATTTCAGAACTGAAAGCTTTATACATTGCATTTGCGTGTTTTAGCTTGATTTTGGATTCTGTACTGCTTAATCCTTGATTGTCCAATAAGATTACTTCCCTCTTTAATGCTCTGATGTTTCTTTCTAATTCTCTTTGATACTGCCTAGCTTCATATCCTTCATATTTTTTCCCTTGGAATGTGAAAGGCTTTGTATCAATATTCTTTAACTGCTCTTTTGTATATGCGTAAGGCATATCAACATCCCAAACCGGTTGAGCAAAGTGTCTACATCCATAGTCTTTTTCTTCTCCATGCGTTAATTCATACAAGCTAGGATATAGTTTCCCTTGCGTATCGTATCGCTTTCCTTGCCATTTCTTATGGCTTGGTCTTGCGTTTGCGTGAGCGTCAAACTCAAATACAGTAACGCCCATATCTTTAGCACATTTATTGTTAATTTCTTGTGATGATTCTTTTTCTGCGTACTGCATTTGTTGCCTTACCCATACATCTACATTTCTTTTCACGCCTGTATCATATTCAACAATCTTTACACCACTATCCGCTAGTTTAGAAATAGCTTTTCTACAAGAATCATCAATAGTACATTTACCACCTACTACATTCTTAACTTCTTCTTGAACTACCTTTGTAAAAAATACCGGTAATTTATCTTTACCGATTGCATACGTGTTAGCACTCGTCTTGATATATTTCTTCCAACGCTTTGAAGTGTCATTTTGTGGACTAATATATAAATCTATCTTGAGCTTATTTTTGATAGGTTTCCCACTTGCTTCTTTGATTAAATCAAGTGTTCCTTGCTTATTTTCTTCTAAATCCTTTTTTGATTCCTTAATTACATCTTTTTTTAGGCTTTTTGATTCTTTTTTCGTAAATTTACGCAAATCTACGAGTGATTTTGCCAATATCTCATTAAATTTTGCGTTTTCTTCGGTGGCTTTTTCTAAAACTTCACGAATTTTATTAGATACGAATATCATCATTCCTAATTCAAACACACTAGCACGCTTTACACTTTTTCTTTCTCTTTCTTCGAGCTTTCTTCTTTTCTCAATCTGCTTTTGTAGGCGTTCTTGTTTCCTCTGCTCTTGCCTTTTTTCACGTTTTTGTTCCCTTTGTTCTTCTTCGCTTAACATTTATATACACCCCCTATAGAAAAAGGGCTTAAATGCCCTTTAAAACGCTTTTAAAGCTTATTTAATTAATTCTTTTCTCTGAGTTTCTGTAATCCATCCGATGGAAGCAAAGATTTCTAAATCACTCTTTGTAAATAAGCCTAATTCATAATACGATTTAATTAATTCATAACTCATACTACTTCACCCCATTCATCTGAGCTTTTAATTGAGCGATTTGTAACATCAATTGTGCGTTAATCTTCTCTTGTTCAGTCGGTACTGCTTTTGGTTCTTCAATTGTAGGTTTGTCTCCTTCTGCAACCTCAATCACTTTACCTTCTACATATTTGTAGTTATATCTTCCGTATTTATCAACTAATCCGTTTTCTAGATATAGACCTTGAGCATGTGCGTATCTATCGCCTTGCCCTTTGTCAATCTCTGTCATAGTTGACTTTTCTTCTTCTGATAAGAAGATTTCTGAATTAATAGATGTAATGTTATTTTCTGAATCTTTATTAATATATACTTTTACCATGTCTATTACTCCTATTCATCATCATAAATTTCTGCGTCTAGATTAATTCCACCGCCTACTTTAATTACATAACTAATAGTCGACCCTCCACGTTGAATTAATTTACTTAGCAATGCGCTTGAAGGTGTTAATGCTAACTCTTTGTAACTGTCTACGCTTGCATTAGTAATATCTTGACGTTCTAAATTGATAGCGTCTGTGCTTGCTCCTGTATAAATCCATCCTTCTAAAGTTATATTACTTGAATCTACGGATGGCTTGGAAATTCTCATTGAATTAACCTCCGGAATATTAAGGTAAATTTTACTGTCTGAAAAAAAGCCACTTCTAGCTCCGGTAATTGGTTGAAAATACCACATACATTTTTGATATTCTTCACTATAAATTGGGTGGAGAAATGCAGTAGCGTGTTTACCTTTTTCCAATTTAACCCATTCAATTATGCAAGCTCCATTCTGTGATGTAGTACCGAATCTGATGATACTTAATGGAGTACTTGAACCATCAAGTGTTAGCGTGTGGATTCCGTTGGATGTGATTTCTTTTTTTCCAATGAAAGCGTCTTTACCATGAAGACTATCTCCTCCTTCTTTCATAGCTTCAAGTCTAAACGAACCTACAATAGAAGATACCTTTATCGAAATTGTAAATTCCTCATTTAATTCAGTCTCCAAGATTTGGCTTATATAATTCTCTAAATTTCCTAGAGAGTTAGTTGTTGCGCTTCCACCTTTATAGCTTATCCCATTATCTAATTGCTTTACTGTTGTATTATAAATTTTCCATCTATCAAATGAATAATTATTTTCACTGTACGTTGTAAACCCACGTTGATTTACTTTAAAATCCGGATTAATCAATAAATTCGGATTGCTAAATTTAGTTCCTAGATACTCTACAAGTTTTGATAATAAACCTTTTTTTAATCCTGCGCCATTGTGTACAGGCAATAGGCTATTATCTGTAAAGCTAGGCAATGCGTCTAATTCTGTTACTTGTTTTCCTGCCATGTTATTCCTCCTTGATTTTATATTTCCAATCATTACCGACTTCTCCACTTGCGACCTCGTAAGACCAATCGGCTAGGATTGTATTTCCCTTTTCATCAACCAAATCTTGAGTGCTTGTTGCGTTCAAATTCGTGGTAAAGTGATTATTCATCACCATTTGATTCAATGCGTTATGTGATGTTGTTACAGACTTTATTTTCGAGACAAGCCACTGAATAGAAGCTTTGTCTTTAAATACGAAAGACATATGCTAACCCCACATTGTGTTTAAATCGTTTGTTGTAATCGCCGTTAATTCTGATTTCTTAACATACGCAGATAAATCAATGTCTGTATTACCAATCTTTTCATATGTCTTTGTCTCTGAAAGCCAAATATACTCATCATAGATATCTTGTGTTCCATGTGAATGTGCTAACAGATAAATTACACCATTTGAACCTGTAGCAGGTAAGCTCGTTACCTTTTCATATCTAATAGATGTAATATTACCGACTGCCGAATTAATCAACGATTGTACTTGTGATTGCGTTTGATACCCTTTAGCCGTGATAATTGACTCAACGCTCGTCGCCGACTGATATCCACTGTCATTTGTTAATTGTGATGTCTTTGTAGGCACTGTAACATCCACGGCTTTTGAGTTTGGCGTTAATTTCGTACCATTTACCTTTACAGACTCAATCACATTCACTTGAGCACCACTTGCGATACCACTTAATTTTTGCTTTTCTGCGCTAGTATAGTCATTTGTCGATAAGCCTTTACCACTTACGACATCAACTTTCCCACCTAACGCCGATTTAATTTTGCTAATCAAGAGCGTCAATCCACTCTTATCTAAATATTCAATAGCTATTCTTTTTCCTCCTATAGACTATTCCATAATTCATCTAGTTCGGTTGTTGATACAGAAGTTACAGAACCTTCTGCCATAGCTCCAATATCTTCCGGAGTATATACCGGTCTTGTTTCTGCTTTCGCCCATGTTGGAACTGTTGGGTCTATTTCTTCAACCTCTCCAATGATTTCATTACCATTTAATTTAGGCTTGTTCTTTAGCTTGTTGTAATCACTTGTACCTTCAACAAACTTCTCATCTAAGCCTAAAGTTAATGTTTCTTTATCTTCATTGATTTCAATTTGAAGCTTGTCTGATTCATCCTCTATATTCATTTGAATATCTTTCATTAGAATCATGTAATCACTTCCTTATTCAATACTCTATATACCTTTGTTGTTTTGATAGGAGAAGCAATAGCAACTCCTCCTTTTGTAATCATTCTTAATTGAATATTACAAGTACCCTCTTTGAAATTGAGCGTTTCTTCTTGGCTTAACAACACTGAAATAGTATTCCCTTCAACGTCTAAATCACTTGATTCTTTTTTCAAGATATATCCGTTCTGTTCAAATACCACATAGATATTCTGCATTTCATTTAAATCAATATCGTTTATTGTTATTTGAATTGTTGGCGTAGTTCCTTGTCTCATGATTTCACCTTGTAAGTCCAATCTTTGCCTACTTCACCTTTATCAACTTCATACGCCCAATCTGCTAGAATCTCATGACCATTCTCATCTACTAGTGTTCCATCTTCTGTTAATAGAATTGTAGTGAAATGGTTCTCCATAATCATCTTTTCAATATTTGAAATTCTGTTCGATAGCTTCCCTGCCGTATTTGCGTCTAACGTATCTTTTACAGTTTCAAACCAATCATTGAATTCTGTTCTATTTGCATTCATTTCAGATTCATTCTGAGCCTTAATTTCTTTGAATAGCTCAGTTACTTGAGTAAATAAATCCAACGATTGTACGCTTTTAATAGCGCTTGTAACTGCTCCACAACGTGTAAAATCTAATCTTGTATCAGTAATATCTGAGCCTTTAACTTCGCTTGCATTGCCTGTTACTGTTACCGTAGCTAATACTAAATCGTAAATAGAATCACTTCTTGTGATTCCATCATTGATATCACTTGCTACTAAGGTAATGTTTCTGTATGCGTCATTATCATTCAGTCTAAGAATAATATTGTAGCTTTTAGTTGCGCTATTCTTTTCTAGTGTGATGGTTTCGTCATCTTTCTGCCAATAGAACGCTCCGTTAATATTTGCTCTTCCTGCCTTAACTGTAAGTGTTAAGCCTTGAGCTTTCTCAACCCTTAAATGGTCTGAACTAGAATCATCTACGAACACGCCATTCGTAAAATAGCTTGAGAACAATCTTCTGAAAGCGTCATATAATACTAATCTATCGCCATTTCTTGAGACGAATGGAAAATATGTAGTTGCTATTCTTCGTCATCCCCCTCTCCATCATCTTGAATTTCTTCATTCAACAATTCCGTTGCTTCTTCTTCTGTGAATCCGTATTGTTTCATTAAATACATAATCTTTAATCTTGGAATATCAAATGTAAGTGCGTCATTTCTTAACGCTTGTGCCGTGCTTTGCTTATCCTCAATGTATGTATCGTCATAATCAATAGCAATGTCTAATGAATTGATATTAAGCTTTCTGCCTTGTGTTAATTCATAGAAGTATGCTATTGCTTGAATGATATCTTGAATATATGCAGTAGATTCTTTACGTTGTGAATTTACTTCTTTCATTGCGTCTTGATTTTCGCCGATATATTCTGTAGCCGTTACGATTCTTCCACTTTCAAACGTGTATTTCTTCGTGCCAAATCCAAACATCATTGATAATATGCTCAATGCCGTTTCTAGTGATTGTACAACTTCTTGTGTTCTAACTGTTGGATTGTATTCCTGCCATAAAGCTTTTTCTTCCGGAAGCTTATCTCTACCTAACTGAACGAAAATCTTTTTCATTTGTGGATTCATCTTAATCTTTCCATTCTCGTCTTTCTGCATTAATGCTTCATTCACAAGAACGATTTTATCTGATTTCAACAAATCACGATTCCACATTGTCATTGTTAAATCGATTGTTTTCAATGGAGCAATTGCGCTCCAAATCTTCGGCAAGCCGTAACCTTGCATTTGTAAGTTGTTTACCTTTGCGTTTCTCATAATTGCAAACGGTTTTACAACATCTAGTTGAACAATCTGAGCACGGTCTTTTATTTCTTCGCCTGTTTCTTTAAAGTAATGTGTTTCTGCAATATATCTTTCGTCTTGCCCTTTTAGGAACATGACCATCACATATACTTTTTTTAGTTTCTCATAATTTACTCCAACGAAAGCCACTTCCACAATTTCATCGTTAATAACAGTTAATGGTAGGATATTCATTGAATCACAATAGTTGATTCTGATTTCTCCCCCACTAAAACTACCATCTTCATAAATCTCGGCATTCGATACCGTCACATAAGCTCCTACTGTGCCGTTTGCAGACATTTGCTCAACTTGCTTCCTATACATAACATCAAATCTATTCTTTGTTAGAATGTCTGAAATAATGTCATTTGTTGTACTGTCCTCAGTTGCGTTTATATCTAGGATTTCAATGAGGTTCGCGTCATCCTCGCATAGACGCTTTGCAAAGTCTGTTTTATCAAGCGTGTATTCCTCATTGTTCAAGGTGTATGCCGTATGAAATTCTGTTTCGGTATTCGTATACCACTTATTACACAATTCAATAATTTCAATTGCGTTTGTATCTACATAATACCCTCTTTCGTTTAGGTAATTCTGAAACCACGGTCTACGTGTGTTAGATGTTTCTATTTCTTACCTCCTTAAATCTATATATCCACTATGGGTTATAAATGTATAGCAGAACGAATCCCAATCATCATTGATATTGTTTACGTTCTCATCTTTTGGAATGTCTTTCTTTTCATCCCATACTAATTCGCTCAATGCGTTTATTAAGTTCTTACAGTGTTCTTCTATCTTTAACCTACCTGTTACAAGTAAGCTATCAACCGTTATAGGACGGTCTGTAAGCTCATTCTTCTTAACCGGTGCAATTATACTACCATCTAATCCTTCGGCGTAAAAATAAGCTCTAAGCGTGTTTATCAACGTATTAGAAGCACTGTCCGGAAATATCCATTCTACATATCCGTAACATTCAATACAACGCTTATAGAACCTTACAAACGCTTTGCAGAACTTTGTTGCGTCTATTGCATTTGACTTTGCCATATCTCCCTCATCGAGCGCCCACACACAATCCCAATCATTTGTGAATCCTGTTAAGTGCCATGAGTACTTTGAACCATTGTCTCCAAAGTCAACGCCTATGATTAAATGACTAAACCTTTTTCCTTGTTCTTTCATCTTCTCTTTTAAATGTTGATACTTGAATAAATAAGGTTTGCAGTTATTAGCAAAATAAGGGAACACAAGTCCTTCGGCTTCTTCCCTTTGCCCTTTTATATCTCTTTTGTAATAAACGCTATTCTTATCGTATGATTTCAAGACCGTTCTTATCTGCTCATCACTCAAAGAATAATTATCAACTAAGGTGGTATGCCCATAGTTGTAGCCATATGTAGAATCTTTATTCTGTTGCTCCTCATGATATCTCAAGAAATCTGTGTAATACCAATGATTCTTGCCTTTGGGGTTTAAATCATGAAATATCTTTCGATTGCTTGAAGCTATCGTTCTATCCATCACTTCTTGTAGAAACTCAATGCAACAAAGATTTGCTTCTGTTACATATGCCATTCCATATGAATAACCATGTATCGCATTCTCTGAGCCTTTCTTAGCGCCACCGGCAAAGAATACAACCTTTTCTCCTACCTTTGTATTGATGTAATAACAATCCTTGCCTTCATACTTCCCTACCTTGAACCTATTCGCAAAGTAGTTTTGTAAGCCGTATCCGTTACAATCTCCAATATTCACACGTGCAGATGATGTATCTGTTCCTGCTATCAAATGGAATTTATCCGGATGTGTTTCTAAAGCGATACAGAAAGCGTATGTGTTGAGTACGTTCTTTCCTCCACGTTTACCACCTTCTAAAACATTAAGCCATGAATCAAATGTTTTTTTAAGATAAGTTAATTGTTTTTGATTGAATGGTGCAGGCTTATTCAAAGTCTTCAATTCTTCTTTCTTTTGCTACATCTGTAATCATAGCTTTATTAATTGCATTTACTTCTGAAGCGTCAAAATGTGTTTCTACCTTATCTGCTTGACCTAGGAATTGTTTTCCTAAGAAAATAGCCATTGCAGGACTCTTTGAAGCAAGTTTAAATTGCGCTCTTCGTAACGAAATTCTTCCTTGTGCGCCGAACCTTTTTAAACATTCGGAGAAATCAGTTCCATATGTACGTTTACACCAATTTGATAATGTCTTATCTGTCGTGTTAAAAAAGTAGCATACTTCTGCTTGTGTGCATTGAATAGCTAACAATTTTTCAAATTCTTCTTTGTCGAAATCCTTGTTAGGCCTTCCAACTTTTCCATTCGCTATTATTACATCCCCTTTCTATATTTATCACTCAATATTTTTGGTGTACAATGTTCCAAATCAACTTTGTGGTGCATTCTTTTCGTAATGTGCGATGTCATCAATCTTTAATCTAATAGTTTCTGCTTTATCACCCTTGTATTCATCAACGTATAATTCATTTTTATCGCCGTTATACGTTACTTCATAATAATCATCCGTGCTCATAGCACTAATCAATGCTTTATTGTTTTGAAGTACTTTAACCATCCATACAACAAACATTTCACTGATTGCAATATTTGGGTTTACTCGAAATACTGCATTCATTGCTAATTCTTGAAATTCTTTTGAACCCATATTCTCCTCCTTATTATTAAAAGAACCGAGACAAATGCTCGGTAATATATCAAAGCCTAATTGTATGCCATTGTTGGTATTTAATATCTAATTTGGGAAGGACTTACTGATAGGCTTTGTAAACATGGTTGCAGGAGAAGGAATTGCACTCTTCGACCTCTAGCTAATAAGACTAGTGAGCTACTACTGCTCTATCCTGCTAAAACAATTATCGCATGAAAAAATGCTCACATTGTGAGCACTTTCTTTAAGTTTTTATTTATTTTTCTTGGGATTTCTTCTCTTGCATAACCTACAATATTAGATGTTTTTTCTGCACTGAATCCCTTTATATATCTATACTCAATCATTGTCCTAGTAGTATCGTCAAGTTGGCTTAATTTGTCTTTTACATAGTTCATTCTTCTTGCATAATCTGCATGAGCCAAGAATAGCTCGGCTTTTAAAGGATAAATAGCTTCATCCCTTTGTAGCTCTGCTATCTTTTGCTCATAATATGTGTATGATTGGCATTCACACAAGAAGTGTCTCTTAATATCTTCATACGTGCTCATGAACTGTATACCTTATACAATCTATCTTTTAATTCGCCAACTTCACTTCTTAATTTCTTGATTTCTTTAGCTTGAGTATGAATTGTTGTGTTTCTTTCTTTTATAGTCTGCTCCAATTCAATATTCTTCCTTCCTTGTCTATTGTTTTTAGAAATTAACTCTTTAATCCTTTCTTCATAATTCATTTCTATTAATTTCACCTCCTAGAATGGTAAATCATCTGAAGCAATATCTAAATCACTTTCACCATTATATTCTTGTTGTGCAATTTGTTGTGTCAAACTAGGTTGCGTATATGTGTTTTGAACGCCGTAAGTGTTGTTATATGCTCGATTAGGTTGTTGATATGTATTTACATTATGATTGTAATTTTGCCCATTAGAAGCGTTTTTAGGCGGTAATTGTACGTTACTAGCTACAACTTCAGTGATATATATTCTTTGCCCTTGTTGATTCTCATAATTTCTAACACTGATTCTTCCTTCAACTGTAACTAAATCACCTTTCTTGCAATACATATTTACGATATCTGCCAATTTATTCCATGCTACACAATTAATAAAATCTGTAGTATCATTGTATCCATTTACTGCTACTGTAAACTTTGCTACGCTATTTCCATTTTGTGTTTTTGATAGTTCAACATCTTTAGTTAGATGTCCTGCTATTACTGCTACATTAATCATTTTTTTACCTCTTTTCTAGTTTTTGCTTACCTCACAATTATCTAAGATTTCACAAATTGGAATATTTGTATCAATGTCTTTAAAATATCCCTTTTCACGCATTTTAAACAAATGTGTTTGATTTGCAATTTTATTATACGTTTTAAAATCTTTATGCACACTTAACAAATCATACTCAAATTGAGTTAGCTTATATGTTGGCTTTTTGTATGGACTTGCCAACCATTCAAATCTTTTTTCTCCACAACAGTCACAATTGAAATCGCATTCGTCACAATTTGTATCTTCACATGGTTTAGGCTCGCCATTTACTACCGCTAAATTATATTTAACATTTTGCACAATTTCATCTTTGAAGTGTTCGTAATTAGTTTCTGCTTTTTCTTCAAAATGCTCATTTACTAGTTCACGTAAAAGATTTAAATTGTCGTCAAATCTTCTCGTTTGACTGTTTAAAAAAGTAATACCGTAAAAAGCGTCATTCATTTCTTTTAATGCTTTTTCATATTCTTCTTTTGTTGTCATTAAATCCACCCCAATTCCTTACACTGTTGATTAATTGCTAGTAATAAATCATTCTCGATTACAACTTCCATATTAGTTTCTATTTCAATTTCGTTTTCTGATAAATTAAATATGATTTCAAAATATCCACTTCCAAAATCTTGCGAATAAGTTATTTTCCCATTTTCTACATTCTTCTTATATCCGAGTTCTTCAAATGTTTCTATTGTGCTCATCATGACCACCCTAATTCCTTCATCTGTTGTTGAACCGCTTTTAACTCATTTGCAGTTAAACTTTTTATTGAATTTGCCATCCCACATTCCGTATATGAATAAAAGATTTTATCTTTTAAATTAAATTGAATTATGTAACGCATAATACTTCCTTTTTCATACACAATACAATCGCCAAAAGTACGTTTTTTATACCCTAGCTTTTTAAACATTTCTTTTGCATTCATAAATAAATTTATCTCCTAATTCTTCCATTTGTTTTTGAATAGCTAATATCTCTTTGATACTTAAAATATATGGGCAACATCCACCTTTTGGACCAAAGTAAATAGAACAATATGATTTATCCTTTAAATCGAACTGTATGCAACATGAACCAATTCCACTAGGCTTTTTGTATACAATAAACTGTTCATTTTGCAAATCCTGTTTTTCATAGCCTAATCTTTTGAACATTCCTTTAGCAGTTATTTTCATTTTGATTTTCCTCATATGGCTTTGGTAATTGTCTCCAAGCTAAATCTTCTATTTCAATTCCACTGAAAAGCTCATATCCTTCATCTGCTTCACGCCAAGTATCTTGCCATACGCTATCACCATCAGACACAAGTATTTCTTCATCAACATCAGGCAACTCACAATTAAGTACACCTTCTTCATCAAAAGTGAACGGAATCCATTCAAATGAATCTACTTTGTCAACTAATTCTTGCAATGTTCCACATGCGTTAGAATAAAAATCTTGCAAATACCTCTGAGTGTAATATCCATCACCACTTTCATCTAACACTATGTTTCTGATTTTGTTTAAAGCTTCTTGATATTTATTCATTTTCATCTTCATTCTCTCCCTCTAACTTCTGCCCACAAAAAGGACAACGAGGATATAACTTTCCATCAGTTCTTGTTGCAATAATAATTCCGCCCTCTCCGCAATTTGGACACACTAGATGGTAATCTCCGAAAATATCATCTTGTATTACTACAGGTTTCTTTGGCGTTTCTTTATCCGTAAGGTCTGCCAAAAATTCAAAATATACCTTGTCACGAGCAGTCTCTTCTATCATTGCTTTTCCACACACAAATTTATAATCTTTTTCAAGAACTTGTAACATTTTTTGATATTCATTCATACGCTTTTATCTCCCTCTTTAAATCATCAATAGAGTTGATACTCATATGCCTTTATCTCCCTTTTTAAATCGTCAATGGCTTTCTTAACATCCTTTAAATCCATATCAAAGTTACTAACTAAATCTGCCATACGATTGTTAGAATAGCTCTGTAAAGCCGATTCTAGCGTTGTATGGTATGAGATAGGCTTTTGTGCGTCTATCTCATTTCCTTCTTTATCCTTACCCTTTACGAACGTTACAAGGGCGAATGAACCACCGTTAGAAGTGATTGCATAATTATTTTGTAATCTAATCATTTTCATTCTCCTTTTAACTCATTAATTTATTTTTGTAACGATTATCCAATTCTTCCATAACATGCTTTCCACCATATAGTTTCGATGCGTAAATAATGTAGTCTAATTCATCTAGCATACTGTTCATCAAGTCTTTATTGGTACAGACAAATTTAATATTATTTTGCAAAGATAAATAAGTTTGCTCAATTTGTTTATCGATTTCAGAAGCACTGCTTTTATCTAATCTGATAAAAGTATTTATTTTTATGGAATCTTCTCTTTGCTTTTTTCTTTCCTTTTCTAAGCTTTTTTTCAATTCTTTGTTATTCATTTTCAATCTCCTTTTTTATCAATTTCAATTCATTCATAAAATATTCCATTCTATGAATTTCTTTTTCACGATGGTCTATTCTTTGGGCTAAATCAGTGTATTTATCTTCTATACTAACTAACGAATCTTTTAAGATTTTAGTTTTCAATTCCTCAAGCTCTTCATCTCTGAATTTATTTTCCATTCTAATTCTTGCTTGATAGACGATGATTAATTCATCAATTCTTTCTTCAATCATTGTTTGCCTCTCTAATACAATTTAAATTGAGTAAAAATTCTTTCTTCAAAACGATTTGGTTTGCATTTCTTTCTACAATTTTGTGCAAACTACATATTCTGCTATTATCAACTTCTGATAAGCAGTCAGATTCTTTTAAAACATTCTCCAACTCATCTTTATACTTTTTTAGACATTCTGTGTCATCTTCAATTTCTATAGTGTACATTTCAATTAAAGATTCAAGTCCTTCTTCAATCCTTGTTTTAATCATTGTTCTTGCTCCTTTAGCTTTTTAACAAACTCATCAACATATTTTTTGTTTTGTACCGCTTTCTTTAGTTTCCTTAAATTTGCGTTTTGCTTTTTTCTCAGTTTCTTCATAAGTAATTCTTGTTCTTTTTTTGAATCATCCTCAAGCATTTGTCTAAATTGTTCTTTAACCTTTTTTTTATACTCTTCTTCTGTGAATCTGTTTTTTTCTAATAATTCTTTTTCTTCCATTTAAAAATCATCCTCCTCATTTGAATCATCATTGTACATATCTTCAATTGATTCAATTAAGTTATTTACGAGATTTTCGTATTCCTCTTTTGACATAGCTTCAATATTGTCATTGAATGTTATTAAAAGATTGTATTTTTTTCTAATTTCTTTGAATTCATCAAACGTCATAATTTCACATCCTCATCTTGTGGCATTTGGAATGTTTCACAGTATGAACATTCGTGCCATTCTTGAATATCGTTTAAAACTGCTAAAGCTTTATATTTAGTAGTATATGTACCTAAATTAACGCTTATACCACTTTTGCCACTTAATGTAATCACTGCATATTTAACGCCGTGTTCTTCAATTGCGAAAAAGTCGCAATCCATTAAAATTTTTCCATCTTGGCTTCTAATCCACATGCCTAGTACCCACTTTCTAGTCTTTGATAATTCACTTTGTTCTTGTCACAATAAGCGTCATATACTTGTTTAATTGTGAATCCTATGTATTCAGTGATTGCAATTAATACCGGAATAATTGAACTTTCAAAAATAACTAAACGAGTTAATACTTTAGACAGATTACTTTTTTTAGTTCTTAACCGTTTTAACATTCCATTCGATAGTTCTTCCTCGTTTAAATAACTTAATCGTGCTTCTTCTCCGAAATTAAAATGATTCTGATAACTTAACACGAAATGCCAAATGTCTACTAACTCTCCTAGAACCTTATCATTATCAACAGGAGCTTGTGTCCTTTTCCACCAACACCAATTCCCTTTTAATTCGTGTGTTAATTCTCCCACTTCATCAAGGATTGCCATTCTTAAATTCTCTTCATCAATTTCAGTTAATCCGTATTCCTTCATAATTGCTTCATCTAGCTTTTCCTGCATTTGAAGCATTTCTTTAATTAATTCATATTCTTTGCTTGTCATTTGTTATCTCCTTTTATAATTCAACATTTTCAATCAATGCTCTTTTTTCGAGGATTGATAAATATAATCCCATGTACCTTTTCTGCTCCCTTAGTAATTCAAGTGGGCAATCATGCTTAGTTACTTCTTTCCCAAGCATTTCTTCAACTTCAATTTTGTTGCAGAAATTCTTCAATTTCTCATATCTGATTTTTACTTGGCGATATTCTGCTACAAATCTTTCTTTGTAATCGCTTGAACACATTAATTCAATTGTTTCTTTTAATTCCATGTTGTTTTTCTCCTTTTTCTAACATCATTTAATCCATTTATTTCACTTCATCAAAGTCCGAATAATATTCAACGCTTACGACTTCACCGTGCTTCGTTTGTAATTCTATTATTCTTTTTTCTAGCTCTTTGTTTTGATATTCAAGCGTTCTGATTCTTCTTCTGTATTCTTCGTATTTAAAAATACATTTACAAGCTTTATCCTGTTCTTCTTGAATCCTTTTTCCTACCATTAGGCTATATAGAAGAAGTGTTGCACCACTTCCACATATAGCTCCACAAATCCAATTAATCATTTGTTCACCTCAAAATAATCTCTTTTCTTCTATTCTTTTTAACCTGTAGCCTATCCTTCTATATTCCTCATATACAGGCTTCCATATCAATTCGCATTGCTTACGTTCGTTTGGAAGATATTTTTCCATGACTTCCAACTCATCCTGTAGATGTATTGCAAATGGGCATCCTTTACAACCTGTCCTTTTAAAATTGTATGGTGGATAGTAAAGCTTGCATAATTTAATGTTTCTTTCTTTTACGTACCATTCCATCCAATCATCATTCAAAGGATTTAAAGGCTTGAATTTAACAACTTTATTATTTTTGGTTAAAATACATCCTTCGTGCATTGACCTAATTCCACCCTCGGCTTGTCGAGTACCAATAATTGCAATTCCCCTTTTATTTTCTTCTTCCCATTTATGTAATGGCTTTTTCTTCAACTCATTACAACAATTTGGACTTAAAGGAATATTGAAATCTTTTGAAAATTGGTATTTCAGTATGTTTGGACATTTAAATTTTGCGGATGCTTCTACTCCACTTGCCTTTACACCTTCATAATAATTTCTGTTTGATTTTTCAAAATCGCCTTTTAATTGAAATATCCGCACCTGTTCCGCATGAAATTTTGATTTAAAAGGATAGCCTTTTTCTTTTAACATTTGCGGAATGTTCACTTTTGAATTTACAATGACAAATCTAAAATCATTTTCTGTCATTTGATTCACTTTCTATGCTCCAAATAGTTGTGCTCTAAGCCTGTTAAATTCATCTTGTACTTCTTTATCTGTTTTTGTGTTTTGCTCTGCATAAAACTTTGAATCAAGTGTGATAGGCTTATCTTTATTTCTTTTCATCCATTCATCATGAACCCATTTCTGAATCACTAGTGAATGATTCTTGTATTTCTTTCCACTCGTTTCAATGTACTCATCCAAAATCTTTATATGCTCATCTAATGAATCGCCATATAAATCTAATAGGTGTGTGTGTTCTTTATCTGTTAATAGAACGTGTTGATATTCACCGTATTTGTGTTTGGGTGTATATATATCTTTTTTATTATTAAATTTATTATTAATAACTTTATTATTATCCTTAACATTTTCGTTTATAGGGGTATTAACATTTTTGTATACACCCTCTAAATCTTTTTGTATATACCTATTAACATTTTCGTTTATAGGGGTATTAACAATATACAAATGTCTTCCGATAATTTCTTTTGTTCCTTCTTTATATAGTGTTTCTACTGAAATATATCCTTTTCTATTAAGAGTGCTAATCCATCTACTTACTGTAATTTTAGAAACTTTATATAAATCTGCGAAATATTGATTTGTTGCCCAACAATATCCTTTTTCATTACATAACGAAGTTATTTCTCCGTATAACAGTTTTGCATTTGGTGGAAGTTCTTCATCGTATCGGACATTTGCAGGTATGATTGCAAAGTACGATTTTTTAGGTTCTGATATTCTAATCACCTCCACCAAGCACTACGACTTGCTTTAGAATTTCATCAATGATTTTGTCGGTGTATTTTAGATATTCTATAAATTGCGTATCGCTTATATATCCTTCTTCTTCAAGCCCTCTGTAAATACATATAACTCTTACTTCATTTAATTTCTCACGTGTATACGAGCAGATTGTTTTAGCTCTTAATATAAACTGTTTCGTTATCTGTCTGAATGTTTCTGCTTCGTTAAATAAATCATTTGCGCTTGCGTTTTCATTTCGCTCATCTGCAATTTTGTAAAAATTCTCTATATTATCAAAATAAATTTGCTTTGCTACGTTTACTACCATTTCTTGCTCTCTCATAATATTTCTACCTCTATCCTTGGATTCTCCTTATCTGTAAATACTGAATGATTCACTTGATTAATGTATTTCCTTGAATCATCCTCTAATATTCCTGTTCTAACTAATGAATCTTGAATGAATTTAGTTGCAAATGTGATATTGTCTATATCCCTTCTATTGTCTTGTTCATACCAATTAATATTTAATTTAATTGGGTAGTTCTTAACTTCGTATACCTCACCGAAATTTACTGCCTGTAAGATATAAGCCATTACAAGACGCTCATTCTTTTTCACCATTTCTGCTCCCTTGTAACGATTTGCACGGCAAGCTCTAATATATTCATTCAATCCATCTAGTTTTCCTTTAATTACAAACTTTATTTTTCTCACCCTTGATTCCTTCATCTAAGTAATATTGAGTACTGATTCCTAATTGTTCTGCATAATCTAGTATGCAATCAATTAAATTTCCCATTTCTTTTGTACTCATCCGTGAACTACCTATAAATACTCTACATTTTATAAATTCTTTTCCGTTTTCTCTTGTTTCTGTACCTAACGCCTGTACTGCTCTAACTCCATGCGCAACACATAAATCGTTGTAGCCTTCTTTAACGACTAAAACATATGTATATTTTTGCTTTGCCATTCTCAAGAACTCGCAGTACATATCCCACGTATCTCTATGGCTTGCGTTTTCATTGCTACATATATCTCCGATTAAGCCCCACATAAGGTCATTTTGTTTAAGTGTACGTAAATGCTTAACCGAATCTATAATTACGCTATATTCCCCTTTTTCGAGTGTCTGAGCATATGATTCGTATATTGGCTTAGTTAATTCAAATGTTATTTCTAGGTTTCCATCTTCGTTTCTTGATTTACGAATGAAGTTACCTATCAACTTTGTTTTCAAAATCTAATTTGCTCCATTTCTTCAAATTTCTGAAGTCTGAACAATTCTTTTTGCTCTTCTGTGATTCCTAGTTCTTTCATTCTATTAACATCTGTCCAAGAATCTTGATATGGATTAAAATTCTCATCCATGATGTAATTCTCTAATTCTTCAATTCTTTTAGCTTGAGAATAATAGACTTCTCTAGGATATGATTCTTGATTCGTGATAACATTGTATGAATGCATATTTACCTCCTACAAATAATTCTTATGAAATATCTTCATAAATTCATTTCTTGTGTGTTCTTCTTCAAACGCCTGCTGGCATTCCTTTTTAAGTTTCATGTCTAATTTGTGATTGAAATGTACTCCTTCACTGCTCATGTTATGGTGCTTTGCACACAATCTTACATAACACCCATGTTCAATTGATTTCTTTCTGTTCGCAGTGCCGAAATATATTTCATGTGTATGTAAATTTAAAGTTGAACCACATACATAACATTTAGACATGTCTTTTTGCAAAATTGACTTATCTCGTTTTATTTCCAAGTTACCTTAACACTAGATTTAACTTGTGTTTCCTTTGCTAATTGGTGCATAAGACCTAATTCGTTCACTAATTTTGTATCAATAGTTGTTCTTGTGTATGGTTCTACATATGCAATTTTCACAACATCATTTTCAAATGATTTGATACCGTTCTTTTCCATAGCTTCTAAGATATTTTTCTTAATATCTTTTTCTAATTTATCCATTTCTTTTTTGTATTCTTGAAATGATTTCAATTTGTTCAGTGCTTCCTTTTGAATTTCAATTTGTCCATTTGTTACGTTTACTAATTCCATTTTTCTTTCCTCCTTACGCTTTTGCGTTTTCCTTGTAAATATCACCGTATGCCTTGAGTAATCCAACTAGATTGTTTCCATTTAGATTTGCAATGTCTTGTGATGTGATTTTATATTCGGCTTTCAAATGCTCACAAAATTCTTCTGAATGTGTATCGATACCTAGTTTTTGAAGTGCATTTTGTGCCTTAAAACATCTCATTTTGATTTCTTCAAGCTTCTTTTCTACCGCTTGTTCTTTTTCCTTTTTCTGTTGTTCAATCTTTTCTTCTTCCGGTAAATCTTCACCCGCATAGATGTATAAACCTAAACCATGGCGAGCGATTGCTTTTGTTAAGCTTCTTTGAATTGCTTTATTCACATCAAATGATGTTAGCTTATCAAGTGTAATTGATTTGTTTTTGTAATCCATTACTGGTAATTCTTCAATGTGTTCTAGTCCCTCAATGGTTACACTTGTCTTAACCCAAGCAGTGCGACCATCTGTAAAGTAATTAATAGGTCCGTAATCTGTTCCACGTTCATAAATCTTATATTGTGCGTTTGGATATTTCTTTTTAACCTCACCCCATGCAAATGCCCAAGATAAATAACTTAATCCATTTTTAGATTCCACTTTGTCTTGAACATTAATACTATTCAATGTTTCAAATACTGATTTCTTTTCTTCCATCTTCCGTTTTCCTCCTTTATCTGCTATAATGTATGTGTTCTTAATTTAAGAACGTCATTTCTTGTGTGTGCGTGCTTTGTCGAGTGCGCACCTCTTTTTTTATTGAAATAACATTGCATACGTTTTACCAAAACATGAAATAGTCATTAATAGAATCATAATTGTTGCGAATAACAGAATATTCACACAAGTTGTGATTCTTTTTTGATACCTTTTTTCTCTGCGTATCTCTTTTTCTTCCTTGCTTAAATATCTTCTTTTTGGATTAAATGGATAAATACTCAACTCCATATCATCCTCTTGAATTGCGTCCATTCTAATTTGTTCCATTTCCTTATCTCCTAAATGATTTTCTAAACTCCGGACAACATTTTAAGAATGTTTCTGTTGGAATTACATTTTGTGACACGTTCTTATAAATAAATGTGTCTTTCCAATCAATTCCGTTATCCTTTGCATATTGCTCACGAACTGATTTCATCACTTTATGTGCATTATTTCGTTGCCCTCCTGTTGATAAATCACCCCATTCAAACAATGAAATTAAGTCATCTTTATCTAATAAGGCTTTGTAATTAATAATCACACGCATACACCTCCATTCTAGATTCACAAGTATTGATTTTATTCACTTCATCCAAATCTCTAACATTCAATTGATTCGCAATTTCTTGCGCTTCAACTTCATCATGTGCTTCAACTTCGAATGTGACATTTGCAGTCACATCGAAGGTTACATGATACGTTCTAGTCACGTTTCTCACCTCTTTTCGATTCATCTAAGATACAAGCGATATATCCTTGATAAAATTCCGAAAGTTCATAGCCTTTCTTTTTTAATTCGCTTAAGGCTTCAAAAATTCTTTTGTCTAGTATTGTTTCACCTCCATAACCTGTCATCATCAGTGCTAGTAGGTCAACTCTAGCAGATAAGCCTTTCGGCTTATTTCGACTAATTCATTAATGGTTCTGCATTTTGATTGATTCGCTCAACTTGATTCAATTTAAATAAGTAAGCTTTTGCTAAGAAGAAATTGTTTTCAACTTTTTCTTCTCCGTTTGTATCTGTATATTTTTTCGCTTTTGGTTTCCAAAGTTTTGTACAAACTGTAGCATGCTCACCTTTCTTAACTTTGAATCCCATTTCTTTCCATTTTTGGAAAGTGTGCAATGGTTCAAATTCTCCCATGCCTAATGTTTTCTTTGTGTTTTGGATAATTTCTTCGTTTGTCATTTCTTGTGTCCTCCTTATTAATCCAAGTTTGCTCTTAAAAGACTTAATGTCTTTTTTGATTCATTCATAATTGTTTTTAATCTGTTTAATTCGAAACTGTAATATTGAAGCGTTTCAAATTTATTCTCATTAACATCTAGAATTAAATCTTTCTTTAATGCTTCAATGTCGTTTTCTGCAAGCTTAATCTTTGTTTCTAACACCCAAATATAATTGTCTATGCCTTTTTCTTTTGGTTGTGTTGAATAATCAATTTTGTTCATTTTCTTAATCCTCCCATTTTAAAATTCCTTCTAATTCGTATTTGTATGATTTGTGAATCAACAATTCCTTTTCAAGTTGTTCAATCCTTTCGCAACTTCGCTTTACGCAATTTAAATTTTCTCTTTGTGCTTCATTAACCAACCATTCTTTTTCTTGTTCTAGTGAGCGTTCTTTGCTTTCAATTTGCCAATTTATTCTAACTAGCAACTTTTCAATTTCTTTTCTCATTTCTTGCTCCTCCATGTTTTGTAATATTTTGTAATGTTTTGTAACTTACGTGTATAGTATACAACACAACGTGTACATTTACAAGTGTAAATTGTAATTTTTGTGTACATTTATATTTTTAATGATAAAATGAAATAAAGGAGGTTATTTTTTTTGACTACAGGAGAAAGAGTAAAAGAGTTAAGGAATGCATTAAATTTAACTCAAACAGAGTTTGGCTCAAGAATTGGTGTTTCTAGAAATTCTGTTGCAAGCTATGAAAGTGGTGTTAGAAATATGAATGATTACATTCTTAAAAACATCTGTAGAACATTTAACGCCGATTATTTTTGGCTTACTGAAGGAATTGGAGATATGTTCTTGGATGTACCGGATAACACTATTGACGAACTCATAGAAGAATACCAAATCAACCCAAACCAAAAGCCACTTATAAAGGCTTATCTAAAATCAAGCGAAGAAACAAAGGAAAGGTTATTAGATTTCATTTATGGAATCATTAAGGAATTAGACAATGAGAATTTATAAAAAAAGGCGATATTCAATCGCCATTGCATTAGTATTATGTTTAGGATTATTTATTCCTGTAAATGTATATGCTTTTAATAACGAAGTTCAATATTTAACTACATCAGAAGCAACTAAAGAATATAAGATTAAAAAGAAGGACATGAAAGCTCTTGTTAAGGTAATGAAAAAGCTAGGTGTTCCTAAGAAATATATTGATATTACAGATTATAAAAAAGATGTATTCACTATAAATTATCTTGAAAATAGCTATACTGCTACTGTTAAAAAAGGAAAAGTAAAACGTGTTAATCAAGGCGATTTCATTTTGTATAAAAAAGGTGAGGTATATCAAAAGATTACTGACTCATATATCACAAATTCAGATAAAATCGGTATTCATGAATCTGTAGAAAATGCAGTAAATGAAAATGTAGGAACTCAATGTACATTCCAAGATTATAAAGAATGGGATTATAGAAGAGCCGAGAACATCTTTACAATTAGAGGACAAGCCGAAGCAAACGGAACTACATACAACTTTGAAGTGAGAGCTAGATGGGATAGAATGCACTCACACCCTATAACAATAGATTCGGTTACATTGCAATAAAAAAGAGCGAAATTTAATCGCTCTTTTCATCTGTGGAATTTATCCAAATCCGTTGAGTATACTCATATACCTTTGCCACTTCTTTTTCTTCTAACTCTTCTAACATTCTATTAATTAATACATACATTTCATACTTCGTCATGTGGCATCCCCCTTTCTTTATAATTATTAATAACTCTAAGGCTATAACACATATAACTATATTTCAAGGGTAATTTTTAGTTCTAGAATTTGTCTTTCTCCATAAATTGTACAATACCTTTATCTGCTTGTGGTAGCCAATGAGCGTATACTGAAAGCACTATATCGAGGTTATCTCCTAATCTTTTCGCAATATCGTATACAGAGAAATTCACTGTTCCATCTGTAACCATATTGTTAATCATATAGCTTGCACATGAGTGCCTTAAATCATGTGTTCTAATAATAGGTATCTGCTCATCTTTTTGTAGCTTGATATTTGTTATTCTGATTACACGTTTTAATTCATCTTGTACTCTATTCACATAGAACGGTAGTGTAGTTCCGAAAATATAATCATCTGCTTTTGCGTGTATCTTCTCTTTAAATGTCTTGTATTCATCAACTAAGAATTGTGGCATGGTAATTGTTCTATAACTGTTATTTGTTTTAGGCGTTGTAGCCTTTCTAAGAGCGTTTGACCACGTTTTATTAATCTTTATAGTGTTATTAATAAGGTCAACATCTTTCCATTGCAGAGCCAACGCTTCGCCTATTCTCATTCCCATGTAGAATTGATTCGTAAACAACAAATGAAATACTTCTTTTTCTTCATTTACAATAAACTTGTTGAATTGTTCTACTGTCCAATATTTCATTTCCTTTTTCTTTTCGTTGGGGTCTTTTTTCAAATCAATCTTATTGCATGGATTTACTTGAATATACCCTTGCCTTACTGCATAGTTAAGAACTGCTCTGAATTTTGCATAGCAATTTACCATTGTAGAAAAAGACATGGATTCCAACAATTCATTTATTACAGATTCAATTTCATTTGTTGTAATCTTTCTTATTTCACAATCGCCTAATCTATCTTCCCAAAGTTTCAATATAGCTCTTTGCGTTAAGTATGAGCTTTCCTTAATTCTCTTTTCCGAATATACTTGATATTGATAAGATAGTTCATTGAATGTGATAGTTGCGTTTGGTTCTTTTAAATTCTCTTTGAAGATAATCTCTGCCTTTATAGCGTCTTTCTTTTTTTCAAAACCACGCTTCTTATATTGCTTGGTCTTTCCATTCAATTTGTATGAACCGTAATACATCCATTTGCCTGTTGCTTCATCTTTCTTGACTGCCATTTCTTGCACCTCTTTTCTACATAATACACAAGAAAAAGGATAAAAAAAAGGCATATTTCAAGTAAAAATATGCCAAAAATATGCCAATACTCCTATATATGCCTTATATATAGGCTTTTATATATTATACCATATTAAAATGAAATCCTTTATATTCAGCACTCGTATTTGTACATGCATTTACAAGTGTGTCTGACAAAATTTTTAAATCACTTTCATTTACACCCTCATGATAAATTACATCCACAAGTTTGTCTTCATCATCATACGAAGAAGTTAATCCATTTTCAGCAATTTCTGTTTGAAATTGTTTAGCCGCCTCCTTAGAATCAAAGCTATATGTAAGTGTGACCGGAAGAATTTCTTCTTCAGCCTCTTTAAATCCCATAATATCCGATTCCATATTTTTTAATGGACTTACACTTGGTTGAATCTCTTTTTCAATAGGTTCATCAATATCTGGGCATAAGAATTCATCTAACTCTTCCTGTCTTTGTTTATCACGACGTACTTTGCCAGCAACTGCACATGCGCCAACTGTAATGGTTGCAGCACCTACTAAAAATTTAAAAAGATTCAT